AATTACTCTGCGCTAACGCGCTCTCACTAACTGAAAACTTGGTACCGTGGTATCACAACAGTTGAACGGGTGGTAATCCGCCTTGCTGCCATGAGTGATGAGAACGGCATCGTATACCCACACCCTAACGGCCACTCACACATGCCATTAAGTGAAGCCATATCTGCTGCTACACCTCTCACAATGCTAGCAATCCTCTTCCAGTCGATCTTGGGGAAGAGGTGGTACATTGCTAGCTGTGCCGCGTGTGTGCCATCACGCCTCTTGCGGTAGTGCCTTACTAGCTCCTCGTACCCTACCACTGCCTTGCTTCCAGTTGTTTGTGTTTCGAACGTGATCTTTGAGTAGTGTCCAGCTCCTCTGGGTTTTGTTGATGCCTTCAGCATCGCCCTCCGTAGCTGCTCCACCGTCACGCCCGCTTCTTTTAGGACCTTGTGATCGACATGCCTGTGTATGTATTCGTCCGTCGCAACAGACGCATTCAACACAGACTGATATGTCTTCACTAGTCCTCCTGACACGCGCAACACCGCGCATGTCACCATCATGTCTTTATCCCTAATTGGTGTGCCATCAAAACTTATCTTATGGTCCAACAGGCTGCACGCTATGTGTGCCATCTCTGGCACCCAGCGACAAAAACTCGATCTCACCAATCGCCCCGCCTTATTTGTTCCACCGCGACAGTTCAACGTCCAAACACCGCGTAGAAATGTCTCCACATACGATCGCTTGCTTAGCCTGTTCTCCGTCACCCAGTTGCCATTCACAAACGATGATATTGACCGCGCCACATAGGCACGCGCACACTTGCGTGTGAACGCATGTCTCAAGAACTCACCCATGTGCACACCTACAACCTGTTTACTTGGGTTCATGCGACAGGGGCTCGCTCTTATCTTGCGCATCACACTGTCCATCACAAAAGCAGGGCCTTCGAGATAAACGTCATCGCCTGCGTGTAGTGCCTCGATTTGCTCGTAGTCTCGAAGTACAGTTGCACGTATGTATGCTGCATTTAAAATCGTGTTTATAAACGTTGTTGCCCTATGGCCACTGAACAATGTCCCCACGATTTTTGACTCCATCACACGTGCACCATCGAGCCAATGTACGTACATATTGTCCCAGCTCCTGATTGCCCAGTCGCGCACGTGTGCCGGCGCGTTTTCGAACAGCACTTCACACACCATTTTCATTGCCTCTAATGTGTGTTGACTGTTAAAATCATCGAAATCCAACATACATTTAACCTTACCCGGCTCACACAGGTTTGCAAACCTCTCTTCTAGCCCTACTCTGCCAGGATCGAGCAATACCTTTTTATTGCGCCAGACAGCTTCGATCGGCTTTAGCAGATAATCAAACGTGTAGTAGCTCCGAGTGTCGCAAGAATACAGGGCACGCCTCTTGCCCGTTTCCATCTTCTCGCTAAAACCCGCATCAACGCGTGGTTCGCCATGCGCAACGACATTGATCTTACACGCTTCCGCAAATTCACGGCGTGTAGGTTGTGGCGGTAACTGCTCGATCTCATCACCTAAATGTTTATGCACGTAAACACTGTGCGCACCAGCCTTCGTGAACTCCCACCGCCTTGTCCAGTAGTCTTCCACTTTGCCCCATTTAGGCGTAACCAGCATTTCCTCACTCACTATCTTCTTTATTGCATTTCTCAACCTGCCCTTGTCAAAAACCGCCGCTTTCTCAGACATGAACACACCGCGGTCAATCCTACCCTTAATGTCATCGCTAGCGACAAGTGGTTCTGTGCTTCTACCCGGCATGACGTCCAACTCACACAGCAGTGACCCCCATTTGTGCCTCTGCAGTCCGAAACCTTTACACTTAAGGTTGAGCTCCTTAGATCTATCGCGCTCACGAACACAGGCACCCATGACGTCAAAAACCCTTGTTCCTAGAGTCTCGTAACCGATACAGCACCAAAGCAACCAAGCCGTTGCCTCCACGTTCGTGCATCCGCACAACAACTCCTTCCTCGTCCCCAAAACGCCACACACGTCTGGCATATTCAGGACCGCATCCTTCCACACATCACAAAACCACAGGTTGACCTTCTGCAACTTGTCTCCTGCTTTAGTAGGGAACACGTCCCTATCCGGTGCACCACGCCACCATGTCCAACTTGACATCTGCTCGTAGGTCTGCGTGATACACCTTTTTCCAATAATCGTCTCGTCATAATTCCAGTCATCTTTTGCTATATTCATATAGCCCAAGAAGTCGTCAACACCCACGCAATCGCCTGCTTGCAATGGGACATCATATATGTTGTCACATGTATAGAGGACCGCCAAGCCGTCACAACATGCTTCAACAACCCTAATACACACTAACGCTTCACCTAATTTAACCCCCTTAGCCCTAAGCCTTGCGACAACGGACCTGGGGATACCCTTAGTTACCTGGTTCATCCACGTTTTCCGGTCTGCCTCCAATCTCTGGTGAAGGCATTATGACCGTTTCTTCGCTGATGTGTTCGTCACTGGGCGTCTTCACAAAACTAGGTTGTGCTAAGCTGGGTTGTTCATCTTCAGGCGGTGTTAGTGTGTCGGGTTTCTTGTCGTACTTAATGTCATCATCAGTTGGTATGTACGCTGCCAACTGACCGAGGTCTACCACAGGCATCTCAGAGAACTGCGTCTCAAGAAACGCCCTAACGTGTGTTGGCACGTCACGGTGGTACACCTGATCCTTCGCGACATACCTATCGTTTTCATACTTGAGATGACTGACCATGCTGACAAAAGTGGCGTTCGACCAGTCTTTGATCGCTGGCTCACGTCCACGACCCCTGTAAACGTATGAAAAAGACAAAGGCACGTTCGTCAAAGCTTCGTTCTCACAAGGCATCGGGTTATGTGGCGTAATCCAGCGCCTATCAGAGCCCTCGACCACACCTTCTTTTACAAAAAGGGCATTAGTCGTGAACGTTCCGAGTTCCGGCCTGGCTTCGTACCTAACTTGACTCAATCCGTTGTTCGGATTGTACACGCTGGACAGGATATACGATGCTGCGCTGTGCCTGATGTTCTTCGCACTTGTCCTCACGTACACGCGACCTCCACCAACAACACGACCTCTAGCCTCGACCAGACCCGGATTGGTGAAAACCTCTGCTTTTTCGACAAGTGGGAGTTCAATGGCCTTGCCGTGCCTGGCAGGCAACCTAGAACCCACATCACGAGCGACGATGCCCGACGGCTCCACAAAATTGAAGGGCATCAGGTTCTCTCCAACCAGATGCCTCTCCACTTTGTTGTCCGTAAACATCTTCCTTAGGCTATGCATGTCCACGACGTTGCCTGGATGCAAATCATACCATTCCTCCATGTGAACACGGAACCTTGCAAAAACGTCATATGCCTCATCCGAGAGGCCATAGAAGTCAGAAGGCGTGCCGGCAGATGGGAGATTGACGTCATAGACCGTGTGATGCCCGTCTTCATTCAGCGTTGACAGCGCATACGCACCAGTAAACGTCAAGAAAAAACTTGTGACCACACGAGCGATTTCTTGACTGGGGATTTTCTTTGAGCAAGGTACACCCATGACCGATCCCTGTCCGCGAGTCAGCATTCCTACTGTTCTGGGGTATGTTGCACTCCTGAGGAGGCGACGGTTGAACCCACCTTCATCAGTATGCGCATTCAGAGAGAAAGCCGCATTCATGCCTCTGAAAAAAGCTAGAACATGGTGTGCGCCACACATGATCGCGTTCGACTCCTGCACCACATTCGCGAACAGGCGGAAGCAGAAAGACGTCAATTCTTTTCCTGAGAGCACCCTACCCGTGATCACAGGGACGCTGTCAGCCATCGACACAATTGTCTCCACACCTGCGAGCTTCGCCATCCTGGCCAGTGTCAACACCTCTGCCGTCGACTTTGCAAGCCCTGGTCCGATCACTAACTCACTTCCACTTGGGCTGTTCCAGTTGTTGTTCAACAGCTTGAACTTCGCACCGTTTCCGCCCTCCAACGCCTTGACTCCACGTCCGCTCACAGCCGCTGCACCGATAGCTCCTGCGACATACATCAACGAACGCATGTCGAAAGATCCATCACCCAAACTGCTTACCTCGAATGCCGACCTTGGTCTAATGTTCTCAGTCGCAGCCCTAAACACCTCCACAGGCTGGGAGCCAACCATCGGCAAACGCTGATCAATCGTCAAATCCTTCAAGAAGTCGTAGTCCGCAGCACCAACGCCCAACTTGTCCACAATGTACCACAGCTCCGCCGATCCCTCGACAGTGCGGCCTCCGAACTCGCCTGCCACAGTGTGGGTACATCCCAGCTTAAACTTACTCTCCTCCTTCACTGCCGTCCCATAGACGCGTCCCGTGAAGACCGAGCTCTCAGGCAAAAAGTTGATCAAATCCATTGGAAATTACCCTTTGGTGTACCTTGTACCGCAATGGTAGCAACAGCTTGCGTCGAAAAGACACAGTGTACCACAAAGACCATTTTTAGCGAATGTCGCTCCGTACAGTTTTCTACGTCGTTCTGACTTCACGAACTCACAGCACTAGAATGCTGCGCCGCAACGTTTCCTTATGGAAACGCTTCTTCACATGGAATAGGATTGTTTTACCTTTAATACACACTGCATACCTATCATACTACCACCACTTCAACCTGTACTAGCAGGCCAAGAAAC